GGGCCAACAGCAGCTCCTGTGGACCCGAGTATTACCGACGAGGCAATATTCAAGTTTGGGACTTCATCCGAGACCAAGAATTAAACTTCCACCTTGGTAACGCAATTAAATATATTTGCCGTGCCGGTTACAAAGGCATTGAAGGCAAGAGCATGACAGATGCTTACATCAAAGATCTAACTAAAGCAATCCACTATCTTCAAAATGAGCTTGAGCACGAAATCCTTCATCAGCGAACAGGCAAAGGAGTTCAGGGCTGGTTTCCAAGTGATGAACAGTACGACTCCAGCTTCACGGACTATGCAGCGGACTTTGATCGTTGAAGAGTTCAAAGAATTTCTTGATGCTGAAAACCAGCTGATTATGGGGCTCACCGTAAACGCAGCTGACTGCCTTAAAGAACTGGCTGATCTAGTTTATGTCTGCTATCAATACGCAGAAAACCTTAAGTGGGATCTAGATGAAGCTCTCAATCGTGTTCATCGAAGCAACATGAGTAAGCTTGGTGAAGACGGCAAACCTATTAGGCGTGAGGATGGTAAGATCCTCAAAGGACCTAACTACCAAGAACCTAGCCTCACTGATCTTGTTTAATAATGTCTGATACCACCAAAGAACTTATCGCACGTACTGGCCGTGTACAAAGTTGGATTGATGATCCAACATCCCGTCTTCCTGTCAGTTGTACTGTCTTCGTTGTCGAAGACTCCATCGAGGGACCCAATGGAATCGAAGCATCCTGGCGTTTTGTTTCCCACGCTCTCCGCTACGGAGCTGGCGTGGCTGTCCATCTATCCAAGCTCCGACCCAAAGGCTCTGAAAATAGCAAAGGACTTGTGGCTAGCGGCCCAGTATCCTTTGGAAAGATCTACTCTACCCTTAACGAAATATTGAGGCGCGGCGGCGTCTATAAGAATGGCGCTGTGGTGCTGCATTTGGATCTCAACCATCCTGATGTGCTTGAGTTTATTACTGCTGAACGTGCTGATCTACCTTGGGTCAAGCGTTGCGTCAACATTAACTGGCATTGGTGGAATGTTGCCCCGAAAGAAGTCAAGACAGCTCTAATTCTTGCTATCAAACGTGGTGACGTTTGGTTGAATAAAACTAAGATTGACAAAAATGGAAATCGAATCCGGGGTAACGTATGCTTGGAGGTCTATCTCCCAAGCCGGGGCACCTGTCTACTTCAACATGTCAACCTCGGCGGATGTGAACTCCATGACATTCAAAGTGCATTTGTCAACGGAATGTCCCAACTGTGCACACTTCACGCCAAAACAAATGTTGGAGAAAGCGGAGAATACCTCCCTCCAGAGACAGATCGCCAAGTCGGTCTCGGAATGCTGGGACTTGCCAACCTTCTAGCACGGTGTGGCGTTACCTATAAACAATTTGGTGAGGCATTGGATGACATTCTTAATTATAGAATTGCTCATACTCCTGCCCACATTCTTGCAGCTGAGATCAATGCTGGTATCCAAGCAGCAGCTCATACAGCACGTCTCAACAATATGGACCGTGCTTTCGCTATTGCACCTACAGCCAGCTGCAGCTACCGCTACAAAGACATCAATGGGTACACCACCTGCCCTGAGATCGCTCCTCCTATTGCCCGCCAGGTAGACCGTGATAGCGGCACCTTCGGTGTCCAGAGCTTTGACTACGGTCCGGTTGAGATCGCGTCTGAAGTTGGCTGGGAAGACTATAAACGTGTAGCAGATGGCATTGTTTCTCTGCTTGATAAAACGGGACTTCTTCATGGCTATTCGTTCAACTCGTGGTCCGATGTGGTCACGTATAACGAACAGTTCATCGAGGAGTGGCTGGATAGCCCCCAAACTTCTCTTTATTACTCCCTTCAGGTAATGGGCGATGTTCAGGATAAATCCAGCGCATATGCAGCATTGGATGAAGCTGAAGTCGATGATTACCTGGAGTCTATTCTAAACGATCCTGCTCCTGATTGTAATTGCGGCGAATGAACCCCTACGAAAAACTACAAAGTCGAAAAAGGAAGTGGTCTCCTGTACAGACCACAGCTGGCAAGCTTGCTGAGGGTGCGGAAGAAACTATCTTCCGTGCTCTTGCTATGCGACACATGGAACTACCTGTTGGAGACTTCATTGAAGCATCGCTTTCTGAAATTCCAGTACTATCACAAGACCTGCTCCGATCTAATATCAAAGACGAAGAAAACCACGACCTGGCTCTCGGTTACATCGCCAATGCTATCGGAGTTGATCCTAAGGCTGAGGAAGAAGCCAAGCGAATTCGAGAAGCGTGGATTTCGCATCCTGATCACACGGTCCTTAAAGCACTGGTGGCCGAGCGTGCACTTTTCTTCGTTCTACTCCCGTTCTTTCGATTTAATGGTGACGCTGGTCTCCGCACCGTCTCCGCTGACATCAGTAGAGATGAACAAGTCCACGTGGCTGCAAACTCTCTTGTCTGCAGGGAACTTGGATACGAGCCATCTGCAAGTCTCGACAAGCTCAGGAAAGCGACGATCAACTGGGTTATGACACCTTTGAAATCGTCCACTAACAAATATCTGGACAAAAAATTTTGGCTGGATGCTAGTGATCGCTTGATGTACGAAGGCAAAGCTCCTGAACTTTCCGACACCAAGCGAGCCCGTATGCCTGCGTTTTTCGAACATGCAAACCCCAATCTCCCTCAATATGCTTGAGACCTCTGGTCTTCAGCTACAATCCATACTTAATGAACTTGAGGAGAACTTCCCACCAACTAATCCCCACCCGGATGACTCACACTCATTAATCATGTACCGCTCTGGCCAACGTTCCGTGGTCGAGTGGATTAACTATCGTTTATCCGACGACTACAATGGCTAAAAAAACAAAGGCAGAGAAGCAAGAAGCTAAAGCAGCTAGGCAAGAAGCCAAACAAGCAGCTAAAGCTCTAAAAATTGAACAAAGACAGCAGAAGCAGCAAGAAAGGTATGCCTACGCTGCTGCTGATGGCAAAATTAGTGGCAGTGAACTAAGGGATCTTTTCGGTAAAACTGGTTTTAAGTTTGGCGGTAAAACCTTTGGCGGAATGAGTCGCGAAGATCAGGCCACTGAACTTGCTAAGTTTGCGCTTGGTAATCCCAACGTACAGATTGGCAAAGGTGTAACTAAACAGCTCGGCCTTAAAATTAGGTCCGATGAAAGCGGTGGTCGCTTTGCTACTTATACCCCAGAAATGGTAGATTTGGGTAGAGAGGACGGTAAATTTGGACCCGCTACTCCCAACTTCGGTAAGGCAAACTCCTCTTGGTCTGCAACTGCTGGTGGTATGTATCGCTTCGGTGGCACACCTAGTGCTCCAATGCAACCTCTCAACACTACTGCTGGTTTGACCGAGCCACTTAGTGGTGCTGGTTCAACAGGGTTAGAGTATCTGAATACTGGAACCGGTGACATGGGTGGCGGCAGTGGTGGTGGTACTTCACCTATCTCTGATCCTTCTGTTACTGCTCAGCTGCCTAGCATCTCAACTGGTGTGGGCACTATGGCTTCTGGATTTAAGACAAAACGCTCTAGCCGTAAGATGGCAAGAGGTGCAATTCAAGGCTACGGCTCTATGAAAATTGGTACTGGTACCCCGTTCTCCAGTACCGTTAATCTTGGTTAATTAAATGAACGCTAAAACAAGATACGATTATCTAACTAAGTATCGTACTTCGTTTCTCGACACAGCCGTTCAGTGCTCTAAGCTTACGCTCCCTACTCTTCTTCATGATGATGACGATACGGGTCGTACAGTACGGGCTAGGTTGATTACACCGTGGCAGTCAGTCGGTGCCAAGGGGGTGGTTACACTTGCATCTAAACTGATGCTTGCACTTCTACCTCCACAAACCAGCTTCTTCAAGCTGCAAATCGATGACACAAAAATTGGTGTAGATCTACCTCCTGAAGCACGTTCTGATCTTGACCTTTCGTTTGCAAAGCTTGAGAGATCAGTCATGGAAATTATTGCAGCCTCCAGTGATCGCGTTACCGTGCACCAAGCTCTAAAGCATTTGGTGGTAGCAGGTAATGCTTTGATCTACATGGGTCCTAAGGGATTGAAGCTGTATCCAATGAATAGGTTTGTCGTAGATAGAGATGGTAACGGTGAAGTCTTAGAGATCGTCACTAAAGAACGCATCAGCAGGAAGCTACTTGCTCCTATCATTAACACAACTCTTCCTGTCAATCCTCCTGGTGAGGATGGTTCGGATAATGAGGAGGATGTGGACGTATACACACACGTGCGACGTGATAACAATCGCTTTGTGTGGCATCAAGAGGTATTCGATAAAGTT